GGCTCAGGTCCGGGCTCAGGTCCGGGATCAGGTCGGGGATCAGGTCCGGGACCAGGTCGAGGATCAGGTCTGGGACCAGGTCTGGGCTCAGGTCGGGGCTCAGGTCCGGGATCAGGTCTGGGATCAGGTCCGGGATCAGGTCCGGGACCAGGTCGAGGATCAGGTCTGGGACCAGGTCTGGGCTCAGGTCGGGGCTCAGGTCCGGGATCAGGTCTGGGATCAGGTCGGGGATCAGGTCCGGGCTCAGGTCGGGGCTCAGGTCGAGGCTCAGGTCCGGGATCAGGTCGGGGATCAGGTCTGGGCTCAGGTCTGGGCTCAGGTCGGGGATCAGGTCCGGGCTCAGGTCTGGGATCAGGTCGGGGATCAGGTCGGGTATCAGGTCCGGGATCAGGTCGGGGCTCAGGTCGGGGCTCAGGTCCGGGATCAGGTCGGGTATTTTGTATATCCATATATCTCTGGGTCTTTCGACGCCGGTATTTTTTCTTACTTCGATTTTTATGTTAGAGAATCGATTATCAATCTCGATCCCGAGATGCTTACCAAGTGGAATTCATGGAAGGAAACCTCGGAAATCGGGATGATCTATCCGCTGGAACAAATCGCCTTGGTTTCGAAGAAGCCGATTGCCATCCGGAAGAACGAACACGGGTTGCATTGTGACGGCGGCATGGCCGTGGAGTTCGTCGGATGGGGTTTCCATGCCCTTAATGGTGTGCGCGTGCCGGAATATCTCGCCATGACGCCCAGCGAGGACCTATCCATGGACTGGTTCCACCAGCAAACGAATGCCGATATCCGCACCGAGTTCATCCGAAAGTTCGGCATCGAGCGGATGCTGGCCCTCGGCACTCAGGTGGACACCTTCCGCAACTACGATGAGCCATGGTGGATCGCTTCGGAATATGAATTGTGGGACATGCAAAGCCTCTTCCCCAATCTCAACTATCAACCCTATCTCAAGATGATGAATCAGACCACGAAGGTTTGGCATGTAGAGGCGGTCAGCCCAAATTGCCGAACCATCGGTGATGCTCTCAAGGAACGTTTCGGCGGAAAGGATTTCAATATCCGCGCCATTGCCTGAATCCAATTATACAACACCAACATCAATGAAAGACACCACGAAATATCTAATCCTCCACGGCGAATGCATGGCCTTCGCCTCCACTATACCTGAGGATGCAACCCAGCTTGCCGTGCCAGGCCCCTACCTCATCGTTGCGGACAGCGAAACCACCGGAAATCACCACGTGGTTGACCGTGAACCTGGCGTGGAATTTTTCGAAAAGGGCGGAAAGCGCTACATGCGCAACACCAAACCCACAAAGATTCGATGCCTCCACGAACAGCGCCACGACTCAATTATCCTAGAGCCGGGACAATGGGAATTCGGCACTCAGCAGGAATACGACCCATTCCTTGAGAACATGCGTAACGTCCGCGACTGATCTCTGGCTATATATCCACAAATAAAAGCCTCACCCTCGCAAGGGGGTGGGGTTTTGGGGGGTGTAGAAAGAATTTATGAAACCTGTAAACTTTACTCATCAACAGCTTGTTAACAGGATCGGCTATAATCCCGAAACGGGAATCTTTACCCGTCTAGTTACAGCCGGTCCAGCCGCCGCCAAATGGCTCAACTCCAAGAACAATGAAAACCGATACCCTGTCTCAAACCACCGCAGAACCTTCCAAGCCTTCCGCCCTCGCGGCAATGGCAGCACGAATCAACGTCGATCCCGCGAAGCTGCTGGGAACCCTGAAAAGCACCTGTTTCAAGGGGGCATCTGACGAAGAGATACTGGCCCTTGTCGTCGTCGCCAACGAATACCGCCTAAACCCTTTCACAAAGGAGATATACGCCTTCCCGGCCAAGGGCGGCGGGATCGTTCCAATCGTCTCAATTGATGGATGGGTTTCCATGGTCAACGACCACCCGCAAATGGACGGCATCGAATTCACTGACAACGCGGACGGCGCTGGCAAGCTGGAATCCATCACCTGCTCTATCTTCCGCAAGGACCGCTCTCGCCCCATTACGGTCACGGAATACCTGTCCGAGTGCAAGCGAAACACCGATCCGTGGAAGATGGAGCATCGCATGCTTCGTCACAAGGCTCTGATGCAATGCGCCCGATACGCTTTTGGATTTTCCGGCGTCACCGATGAGGACGAAGCCAAGGATGCGGATCGCGGCATCAGAACGGCCACAGGGCGCGTCGTGACAGAGAATCCATATGCGGACCAGCAACCTGAAGCTGCGCTGCCAGGGGCGGCACAGGAGCCAGAGAATGAACTTTGGGACGGGGAAGGCGGTGATGCGTGATCATCCATGAAATGGAGCAGAGGTCACCGGAATGGTTCACCATCCGCCGTGGCAAAATCACGGCATCCGAGGTGGGAATGTTTGTCGTCACCGCGACCACACAAAAGGCCAAGGACGCCCGGCAATCCCTGATCGACAAGAAACTTGGGGAGATTGCGGACGGTGACGATACCGAGCCGAGTTACGAAAACTACTGGATGCGTCGGGGGAGCGAGTTGGAACCGGAATCCATGCACCACTACGAAGCGCAATCCGGCGAAAACATCCGGCATGTAGGGTTCATCGAACATGAGGAACTATCCATTGGTTGCAGTCCGGATGGATTGCACATTTGCCCTCTGGAAGGAACGGATAAAAAATCCGGCGTGGAAGGTAAGGTGACCCAAGGCAAGACCCAAATTGTGCGCTTGAGGGAAGGCATCCTTCCGCCGGAATACGTCTGCCAGATTCACCATTCGCTCGTTGTCACCGGAGCAGACTATTGGGACTTCTGGAGCTACCACCCGGCATTGCCTCGCTTCCTTATCAGAACCTACCGCAACGATTTCACGGAGCGTTTCGAGCAAGGGTTACGGGAAATCTGTGGGCAACTCGCCGCAGAGAAAGTCTGGATCAAAAATCTTTGGGAAGCGAACCGGACTTCCATCGTTCCCGCCAAGGAAGGGGACGAGCCGTGAGCCGCGTCTACGTTGGCATTGACAACGGACTCAGTGGTGCCCTCGTCGCCATCAGCGACCATCCCGGACCTCCCATCGACATGCTAGTCATGCCCACAAGAGGCAAAACCAAGGGAAATGAGGTGGACGCGGCACGGGTGATCGAGTGGTTGCAGATGCTCGCCCCGCTAAACACCCTCTCCGTGGTCCTAGAAACGCCCGGGAAGCACTCGCCCGGCGTTCAGGCCCTCTGCTCCATGTGGGACAGCTACGGGGCGTTACGGGGCGTTCTGGAGGCATTCAGGATACGCCATCACCGCGTTTCCCCGCAGACATGGCAAAAGGTCATGCTGCCGAATTGCGCGAAAGGCGACACGAAGCCCGCTGCATTGGCTAAATGCCGCCAGTTGTGGCCGGATGAAACTTGGCTTAGAACCCCAAGATCCAAGACTATGGACCATAATTTAATTGATGCTGCATTGATAGCGGAATACGGAAGGATCAAGAACTTATGACCACCACCCAACTCACGGAACGCTCCCGCTCATCCGCAGACCGGCGAACAATCTTCCTCGAAATGGCGCCGAAAGGCATTCGCCTACTATCCGCGCCTACTATCCGAGATTTTCCCTGAACGGACGCTTTAACCAATTCCACAAACACCATGAAAATCCTGAAAAAATACAGCTCGATAAGCTCGGAATGGTCCTGGAAGGCGGTGGCAGAGTGAGAAGGTTCACCGCAACCGAAAAGTGGGATGATCCATGGTTCCGCGCGCTCCCCGGCCATCACAAGTTGGCGTTTTTATACATCCTTGACAGGTGCGACAATGCTGGATTTTGGGAAGTGGACTTGGACCTGATGCAGTTTCATACGAAACTTTCTCAGTCTCATTGTGAAGGGGCTTTAAAGGGCCTTGAAAGGGGCATTAAAGAGGCTTCTGGATGGGTTTGGGTGAAGAACTTTTTAAGGCATCAAAAAAACGATCCGCTGAATCCAGACAATCCCGCCCATAAGCAGATCATCTCGATCTTGGAGCGCAATTCTACAAGATTTCCCGAATCATCAACAATGATTCCTAATGCCCCTAAGAAGGGGCTTCCAAGCCCCATAGGTATAGGTAAAGGTAAAGGAATAGGTAAAGGTAAGGAAAAGAGCGCCAAAGAATCGACTCCCGAAATGATCCGAATAGGGTCGGTCATGAAACGTGAGCCATCAACCAAGTGGCACAACAACGAAGTGGCTGCATTTTCCGAAGTGGATTTCAAGGAAGACGAAATAGCCCTCGTGGAAGCCTTTTACAAGGCGACAGAACGGCAGAACGAGCCGCTACACCGCCGCACCGGCCTGTTGTCCCTGCTAAACCATTGGAACGGAGAGGTGGACAAGGCTCGGCTATGGGCTAGAAAATACGGATTCAAACCGACAAGCCCGCAAGACTCAGAACCCCTGCCCCTCGGATACAAATGAAACAGTGTCAAGAATGCAAAAGGAACGACGCGGAATTCGGTATGGATTGCCGCGTGTGCCACTACGTCAACATCATTATGCTGATTGTTAACCGCTACTGGAGAGAGGACGAATTGAAGTCGCTTTGCGAAAAGATGAGGGCTGATAGCTCGGACAGTCTTTTGAAAAGCTGCCCTGAAAAGGCTTTCCTCACGCGAAAACTGTATTCCAGATTTTTTGAGTTTCATCGTCAGGCGGGGATTTCCCCGGATATGCTCAAGTCGAAAGTCTGTGATTCAATCAGCCGATACCTTGGCGACATGGAAAAAGTGAAAGCTTACCAGCGGGAAAAAGGGGAAGGATCTTGGATGCAGCTTTGGGGCCGATCCTTAACTTCAATCTTGGAAAGAACCAAATGAACATCCTCAAAGAGATGGAGTTGGCCATGTGGGAGATGGCGGAAGCCATGCGCCACGAGGGGATGGCCCAGAAGCTCCGCTATGATGCCTCCAAGCGCGTCTCGGCTGTTCACGCTGAGATGAACAGCGCGGTTAAGCGAGCCTCCGCTGGCACCCCCTCGCCGGCCCAACTGGAGCAGGCTTTCAGAGAAGCAACCAACATTCACACTAACAAAACACCAAAATGAGCACAGCATACGAAATCAAGGGCGACATTGTCGCGATCATGGAAACGCAGACTTTCGCCAGCGGATTCCAGAAACGCACCTTCGTCGTGAAGACGGAAGATGAGAAGTTCTCGCGGGAAATCCCGCTTGAAGTGGTGAAGGACAAATGCGCCGTGCTCGATGGATACCGCATCGGCGACGGCGTCACCGTCCAGTTCAACCTGCGGGGCAACGAGCACAATGGCCGTTGGTATGTCTCGCTCGCGGCGTGGAAGATCGAAAAGGAGGCGCGGTCACCGGAGCACCAGAGCTATTCCCGCAGCGCAACCCAGGGAGGTGCGCCGCCTCCGACAGAAACGGCCACGGCGGATGACTTTCAGGAAGACGACAGTATTCCTTTTTGATTTCACGAAATAAAATATTGACCGATCCATCCATGAGGGATAGTTGTTGCGCATGTCCAACAACAAAACCAAATCAGTTCCTCTTTCAAAGTTCAGGGGAATGCAAACCCACGTTGTTGCATCCCTCCCCGGTCTTAAATTCATAAATCGGGTTGTTTATGCTCGCAAGATTGAATATTATCTTGTGATTCCTTCCGTCGGTGACGCGGATGCACGTTGTATCTTTATCAAGAAAATTGACAGCTGGCGCGCCCTTGGATGGGGTTACATTCAAAAAACGGTTGAACCCGAATTGATTCAGGAAGAAACATCCCGCATTGCTCGCCACCTCTAATATTTTCCCCGGGCCAGGTTCAATCCCCCGACTCATTTTCCCCTTGCTATATTCCCGTCATGCCCAACATCACCACAGCAATCACACACGATTCAGAGCTTATCGAGATCAATGAAATCTCCGGCTTCGAAAACGAGGAAGGCGAGTTTATCCGCCGGTTTACGACAACACGCGGGAATGGCGGAAGCTTTTGCGATCTCCAAGTTTACCCAAAGGGAAACGTATATAGCAGCATTTCCGCCCATTCCAATGAGATCGCAGCACGTCTCTGCACCGCCCTTGGACGCCGTCTTGGAATTATCAAAAAGGCATAAACCATGAAACCACCACTCCACACCTGCCCGACCTGCAAGGGATCCGGGCAGGATCCAATACCCGCCGAATACGCAGCGACCTTGAAGCGATTCAAGAAGGACGGACCGACCACCAGTTTTGACCTGCAAGAGGACGGTGTTTCGTTTGTCGCAATCTGCAACCGGCTAACCAAGTTGGAGCGAATGGGCTTCGTCGTGCGAGTCGGGAAAGCCAGCAAAACGATCCTCTGGAAGAAAACCACCCCAACCCTGCAAGCCAGAAAGAAAAAGCTATGAAAATCATCCTGACAACCCCCGTCCCGCCGTTCGAGGTGGGGCAAGTCGTAGAAGTGATCGCTGAATTTGAAAGCTTGGGTTGCGAGTTTGAGCAGGAGCAGGATTTCGACTGGACCTCGTTTTGGTCCGTGCAGTCGCCTTGGTTCAAGTTTGCTGCCATGGACTCTGACGGAAAGTGGCGGCTTTATGGAAAAAAACCAGATGCCGGCAAAGACTTATGGAGATACAGCGTGTTAGAAAGAATCACTATACTGATTCCTGATGAATACGCACCACCACGTGCCGAACATTGGAACCAAAGCCTCGTGGCACGGGAAGGAGCCGCGAGTGAGTGAGTCCATGGGCGGACAACTCCGCGAACTGCTGACCCGAATCCCCGCATCTCCAGAGACGGACGAGCTTCAAGACCTACTCACTGTAATGGAGACTGACCGGCTGAAAAAGAATGCCGCCATGCGTGACGGCCTGATCGAAGCGAAGGCAGGTCTGGAGTTTTGTATCTCGCTCATTGCCGCCAAGGTGCCCGACTATTTTGACTCGGAACACTCAACCCCACGCAAGGCATTGCAGTGTGTAAATCGCGCGCTTAATAAATCTTTGGGTTAATAATATGAAAAATTTACCTCCTCAATTTTTACCAGAAGAACATTGGCCGATTCTATCACAGCATTTATACGACGAGCATAAACTTGTTTTGGGATGCCTGCCGCTGGCTATGATTGCCCACGCGGTAAAGCGGGATCACGAGGCTGCTGATGCAAAGCATGCAGAGGAAACAACGCCTGCCGCGACGCCGACCCCTAGGACAGATGCAGTTCAATTGCATCGAATCGGACGAGGGCCGTTATGGAGCGAGATTGTCCCGGCATCATTCGCCCGCCAGCTTGAGACCGAGCTTGCCGAGGCGAAAGCAGAACTCGCCGCGATGAAGGCGGAGAATGCCAATGGCGTAGACGTAGTTTTAAAGAGGGAGAATCAAATGGACTCTCGGGCCAATTCGATTGTCAAGGACATCCTTATGAATCATCTTCCAAGGGTTAGAGAGGGTCTTGAAAAGGGATACGTTGACGAAAACCAAATCTTGGTGATATATGATCATGCGGTCCGGTCCAGAATTCTCACCGAACATCCAAGTGGGTCTGAGGAACTTCTATCCGACCATCAGTGGCAGGACATGGTTCCTATCAAAACTGCACTGATCCGGGCCTACACTGCCGGTCACCATAGGGGCCATGAAGACACCGTGGAGGGTATCTTCACTATTGTGCATCAGACGGATACTGATTCCTATTTCGAGGGAGACGTTCAAGCGATGATTTCCGGCGGCGAGTTTGCCCTGCCACCCGCACCGAAGGGAGGGAACGAGCCGTGAGTGAGCAAATCCAGCGTTTCAGTCCAGGCATCGACTACATCGAATACAGCGAATACGGAATGCGATACCCACGCATGGAACCTGACATCGACGGCGAGTTTGTGCGGCTATCCGACCACGACCACGAGCTTGCCGGCGTTCGCGAGCAACTCAAGTCCACCGAGCAAGCTGCGGAGAGGCTGGCGGTGGCTCTGGAATACTTCCTCGGGCCAACGACCAAATTTCCCGATGCCATCAAGACGGCGGTCGAAGCCATCGCGGCTTGGAAAGCGAGGAAGAGGTGAGCGAGATATTTACCCTGCTGCTGTGTTTTCTCGTTGGGATAGCAATTTCACGAATGCTGAACCCATGAAATGCCTTTGCATGCTCTACGACGGGTCGCACTGGCAGCCCTGCAACCAACCAGCCAAACCAAGGCCGGAACGCGCTGGTATGCCGTTGTGTGACCAGCATGCGGGCATTGATACCGTGCCACGAACCAACCAGCTTTCGGATGGCATAACACGCTCTTCAACCGCTATCCCTCGTGCAACGGACAAGATTCTACACAAAAAGCCTAACGACCCGTCGAGCACCAAATGCAGAAATCAGAGGATTAGGCAAGGAAAACCGTTGATTTACTGGAACGAACCACAATTTTCGGAGGATTAGGCAATCCAAAGGTTAGGACCTTCGAAACCACGCGATGACGCAAAACCACAGGCAACCAGTGGAATCACGACTTTTATCGCAACCAGAATGCAATAATCTTGATCTATCAGCGACCATGACCGTTAAAATGAAGAAGGAAGAGGACTATGGAACGCCGCATAAGATCGGGCACCAAGTGAGGATCTCTTTTGATGGCAAGATCCCGATCCGATACCATCACGAGATTACCTGCTCCCCAGCATCCCCCGAAGTGATCAGAGAGATTCTGGCCGAGTGTGCGTCCAGGAACATGCTGGGCAAGCTGGTGATCAGCGCGGGGAATGAATGACAGCGGATGGATGAGGTGAGGAAGGAATGCAGTGGAGAATACCGGTTGCGGTTGTGGAGAGAATCGTTGAACGCACGCGCCTGAGATGCTGCCTGTGATTACATCGTGATGCTATTCGTGCCGATCCAATCTCAATAGCGGAGGATTAGGCAAGGATTCGAATGTTATCGAGCGCGCTTGATGGATCACCACTCATTACCAGTGAGTTGCGAGATGGCGAGTGTAGTGTCCAATTCAATGTTATGTATATTGTAACAAGTTGTGCAGATTGCACGAATCTACATTGCCCATACTAGGGGGGAGGGGGGTGCGATTTGCCTGATGCTCACAACCCCAACCGGATAATCACCCCTTTAAAAATTGGACAATGGGCCGCTCATGATCCTGGATCTACGGAAGATGGCTGATATCGCAAGCAAGTTGCAATTGTGGTTGACGGTATGACGGGTTTTCTGGTATTCCTGCAGCATGCGCGGAGATTCGTATCAGTTGCAGGGTCAGGAGGGTGGTTACATTCTCGCGGGTGGTAACGACTGGGCATCGACGGCCGGGGTAAACCCAGACGGTTCACCGGTCAAGTGTCGGTGGATTCAGGTCATCAATGATGCCGTCATCATTGATTTTGTCAGCAATGTTACGGGTAATGTGACTTCTTTCGAGGCTGCTACCATTCCGGCGGGAATTGGGATTGGCGGCGAGACAACGAGCTTCCTGGTTCTTTCTGGATTGGTAATTGGATACACCATGTAAATGCCACGATACCGCACAGCCGGAGGACTGGATGATGCCGTTGTGGACGATGGTGACATTGGATTCATTGGGGTTAATTTGAGGTTGCCGCCGTGGCAGCTGGGAGCCGGGATACTGGCGTTGTCGATGAACGGCCGTATTGACGGAGATTGGAGACCGAGGCCGGGGGTTGATGTGGTTTCGGAGGGATCGATCATCACGGGTTCGCCGTTGAGACTTCCGTTCTGGCTGGTGGATGAACTTGGCGGGGCGGTTGTTACGGCGGCGTCGCGGGTGGGCGAGTTGGTGACGTTGACGGTGCCAGCACATGGACTGCCGGTGGGAGGCGATTCAGCGGCCACGGTGATCGTGAATCCGTCCGGGGCGAATAATTCGGTGAGATACACGGCGGTTGTGAGCGGGATGGGTGGTTCTGGAATTTCGGTTACTTACACCGCTTCCGCGTATGTAGGAGGACCTCTGTTGGCGACAGTTGAGGACAAGGTGATCACCATTTTTTACAGCACCACCGGAGCGCTGAACGTGGCGGGAACGCTTTCGGATGGGTTGGGAAATCCGATTGTTTTCCCAACCCTATTAGGCCAAGGTCCCGATATTTGGCGGGACCCATCGAATACGCAGATTCAGTGCGAGAAGCCGTTCCAAGATAATTGGTGGCTGCGTTACGATGACGGGATTATTTTTGCGTCATGGTATAGCAATGACGAGGTTCAAAGGCCCGACCAGATAACCACATGGATTCCGAACGGGATTTCCGTGGGATCGCCTGTTGTATCCCTTGCTCCAAATACAGCGCAGCAGGTCATTAATTTGGTGAATACGATTGATGGTTTTTCTTCGGCTGGAGAACTTGTTGTGGCCTCACCATCAGGAACCGTGACCGGGCCAGTAGCTGCAATCGGTCCAATTTATCTACAGGGTGGGAGTGGAGGGGCATCTTATCTCGGTCTGGAAGACGTGGGAGGAACTCCGGCGGTTGATCCGAACGGTGTCTGGTTCATGACTCCGACCGATGCGAACACGTTGGAATTCGAGATCGCCAACGCGATGGGCGGCGAGAGTTACGACGTTACCGGCGCTACGGTCCTGTCTCGGATTGATGATTTTTCCACGGGTCAGGTTCTGGGATCATGCCTTTACTCAGATCCATCGAGCAACAACGACGAATCGATTTTTCTCGCGTATGGAAACGAGGTGAAACGGGTGGCATTGTCGGATGGTTCGGTGACATCCATTGGGCTGCCGGGGACTGAGACGCTGGATGGGGAAATCAACATGGTTCAGGCCATGGACAAGGTGCTGTTGTTCCGTGCCGGCAAGACCGGGATGGAATGGGTTCGGGGGGCGACTGATTTCACATTGGTTCCGTCAGGGCCTTACACGCAGCCGCAGATTCTGACGGCGAACGGCTCCGGGATTTCCTCGTCTGATGGACTGGTTGAATTCACCGTTTCCGGCAACGTCTCGATCAACAAGGGCGATTACATCACGATCTACGGGGCGACGGATGTGCGGTTCTCCTCTTTGGTCGGAAAGCAATACCAGGTTGAATCCATTTCCGGGGCCACGATCATCCGGTGTTACATTCCTGTCCCTGATTCGGCTTCTGGCTCCAATTCCGTCCAGATCGGTCGGCAGGTTTCGGTTGGCGGTGGATTCATCTTTGCCCCGGCCTTCCCGTGGGCCATCTATTTCCAGCGCCGGATTTGGGGGCCGTATTGGTATAACTACGGAACTCCTTTCGTGGATCGGAACATCCGTGACGAACTGGTGGCTTCCGACATCCTCGACACGGATACCTATGATCCGTTGCAGAATCAATTCCGGATCACTGATGGAACGGCGGATTACATCGTGGCGCTTCACCCGTTCTATTCCGACACGCTGGTGGTCCTTAACCGGAACTCGCTGCATGCGGTTGTTGGCACCGTGGGGACGCTCCAGGATACCTCCGTGCGAGAGCTTACTCGGGAAATCGGGTGTCTCGCCCGCAAGTCGGTGGTGACCCAGGGCAATTCCATCTTCTTCCTTTCGGACAACGGGGTTTACTGGCTGGAATTCCTGAACGATTACAATCTGCGCGGCACCGAGAAGCCGCTTTCCGAGGCCATCCAGCCGTATATCGACCGGATTTCACAGGATCTAGCGCCGATGGCGGTCGGGACCTACTTCAACAACCGTTATTGGCTCGCAGTTCCGCTGGATTCCGCGCCGAAACAAGGAGATGCCATCGGAAACAACTCGATTCTGGTGTTTAATCTCCTGAATTCCCAGTGGGAGAGCGTGGATACGTTCGGAGATCCTAATTTCCTGATCAACAATTTCATCATCGGGCGTTCCGGCCAGCGGAATGACCTGTATGCCATCACCTCAACCGGAGGAATCCATGCGGTTGACAAGACAGACATGGATTTCGACCGCATTGCGACCAATGCTTTCACTGGAACCGAGGAATTTCCGATTGATTCCAAGATGACGACCCGCGCTTACCTCAACGGGACCGGCGAGAGGAAACGATTCGCTGATTTTGGGGTCCAGATGAAGTCAGGCTCATCACAGGTTGATATTGGCATGACATTTTTCACCGAAGACCCGGATTCAGACGGCAACGAGGTTCTGGCCAGCAGCACGCTGCTCGGGATTCCGCTTCCTCCATCTGAAACGGCCGATTTGCGGGCAAGGATCGGCGGTCTCCGTGGTTTCAACGGCTCTCTCAACCTCCGCCGCGTCATTGGACGTCCGATGATCCGGGGAATCAAGGTTTCGGCAACAACAACCAACAGGGAAACACTTTCACAAAGCTAAAATGCCAGGATTCGCCACTACAATCACATTCGCTGACGGAGATCAGGTGACAAGCTCAAAGCTGAACGAGATCGTGGGCGGACTTGCGCCGACTTCGGATCTTTTAGCTGATGGCACTCTCGCGATTGTCCTTGGTCAGATAAAATTGGGAACGGTTCTCATTGGTAATATGGGGGCCAACAGCGTGGGAACAACACAGCTGGTCGATGGGAGTGTAACCAACGCCAAATTGGGGCCAACATCTGTTGGAACAGCAAATATCCAGCCGCTCTCGGTTTCCGGACCGAGGATAATGTCTGGGGCGGTCGATTTCAGCAAGATCAACGCGAACGCCCTTCCCGCTAAGGGTCAAATGCAGAATGAAACGAGCCAATTGCTCGTTACTCCCGACATGGTGAGATATTCACCCGGCGTGGCCAAGGCATACGGTGGATTCAACATCACCGGGACAGGCAGGACCTTGCGGACAGGGAGTTACAATATAACATCACTCACCCGGGTTGATTCAACGCACACTACCGTTGTGATCGACACCGACATGTCCACCACGCTGTATGTCGCGGTGGCTCAATTTGAAAGTGACGGCACGGAGAACCTGTCAGCCACGATCTATGACAAGCAGACGGGAACGTTCCGGATCATGCACCCGGCGGAAGGCCCAGGACGGGCGATTTCATTCGTGGTTTACGGAATCCAATCCTAATGGACTCACTCAGGGAACCAACAATGATGGACGAGGTGGAACTTGCCATCTCGCGTCTACCTGCCGTTGATTTTCCGGTGACCCATCTTTTCACGCCGGGTATTTACGTCCGCCAGACTCTACTGCCAGCAGGTAGCATCCTCACCAGTCGCCAGCACAAGACCGAGCATCCTTTCATTATCCTTAGCGGAACCGTCGAAGTTAGATCAAATTCCGAGAACATCCGCTACACCGGACCCGTTTCCGGGGTTACCCCAGCAGGGACCAAACGCATATTATTTGCGGTAACGGATACCGTGTGGTTGACAATCCACGCCAATCCTGAGGATATACAGAACCCGGACGAAATCGGAGAAAGAATCACCGAGCCGGATACCAACCCGTTTTTTGAAAACAAGGATCACCCGCGCCTGAACCAATGGCGGCAACATCCAACCCCTAAATTAGCATGAGCTGGGTAGCAGTCGGAGCAACGGTCGTGTCGGCAGGTGTTGGTTATGCCAACTCCCAGAGTCAGAAAAACGCCGCCAAGAAAGCAGCCAAAAATGGACAACCGAACATCGGTCAGGATATCCGCGACTATGTCGGGGCCTATGGCGAGTCGCTGCCAGACATTCTCGGGCTTGAGGGCAAATACCGTGGGAAATTCCAAGGGATTAACCTCGGGGAGATCCAGTCGTTTCTCCAGGGTGGCAAGGGGCAGATGGGACTGCTCGGACTATCAAACAAGACCACCACGCGCACCGCCAATCAACTCCAGCGGGCGCAGAAGCGGGAACTACGCAACCTCAAGGAGAACACGGGCCTGACAAGGAGCTTCCTGGACTCCCTCGACCCGCAGGGTGCCGCGCAGGTAAGGCAGCTTGGACAACAGGCAACCGACGCACAGCGTGCCGCCACCGGCCTGACCGGATCGGAACAGCGGTCTGCCCAGCAGTTCGCCCGCGAGGCGGCTGGCGACCGTGGGAGGGAATTGGATAATTCGGCCATTTCCGCTGAGATCCTCAACCGCGACTCGATCCTCGGCAGCAAGCGGCAGGAAGCGTATCAGACCACCAACAACGCCCTTGCGGCTTCACAGGCGTTCTACCAGCAACCAGGATTGTCGCAACTCAACCGGACACCGCAATCCTATCAAGCTGGTCAGGGACTTCTCGGGATCGGTCTTTCGTCGCTCGGTTCCGCCACGCCGCAATTGATCAATCCTGACGCCGGGGTGAACATCGGGGCGGCCAACCGGCAGAACCAACTTGGCTACGCGAGTGCCGCCGCCCAATCATCCGCCGCCCAAAATGCCGCGCTATACAGCGGGTTGGGAAATGCTTTTAGCTCCTACATGCAATACCGCTGATGGCCAGACTCGGAGACTCCATTGACCCACGCCTGTTTTTGCAGGATTTCTCAGGTTTTGCGCAGGCCGCGAATACCGAGGCGCAAGGCATCATCGGTCTTGGAAATAAAATCGACGCGGTGAACCGCGATTACGCGAAGGAGCAAAAGGAGGCGAAGAACACTCTCAAGGCATCTCAGGCGCAGATTGACGCGGCGATCCAGCTTTTCCCCGATCAGGCTGGACGGCTCACGGCGATTGCCAACGAGTTGAAAAACGAGGACGCGCCTTTGAGTGAGCGGGCTGCGGTTGCGTCAGGTATTGCCGACATGATCGCGATGGGCGTGGGAGAGAAGCGTTATCAGGCTGACCAATCCATGCGTCTGCGGGACCAGGACTTGCGTGAGCGTGAATCATCGCTGCGGCAGCTTGCCACCACCCAGGATATCCAGCAGCAGGAGCGGAAACAAACCGCCATCGAGAAAGCGATGGATCTGGACGAGACGACACAGAACGCGGCGGGTCCGGTGCTGGCGCAGTATGTCAAAAGCGCGTTGCCAGCCTCAATGGCCAACGGAATCAATCTGGACGGTCTCACGGGAACCGAGCAATACGCTTTGGCGACTTCGCTTTCCAAGCTCATTCCGGACGAGAAGAAAAAAGACCTTCAAATCGTGGACATCCCGATTGGGGGAGGTTCTACCAAAAAAATGGCTTTCGATCCCGCGTCCGGATCCGTATCGGATCTGCAAGCCCCGGAAATCTTACTTCCTCCCGGCGCGTCGGACCCTACCAACCCGGATTTGCCGGTGTTCACTCCGGCGGATGCCTCGGACGAGGAACTTGGAATGGTTCTGCCGCCGATCAACGGTTTCGGAGTCACTCCTCCAGACCCGGCAAAGGCACTCGATATTCAGCAAAAGCAATTGGCTATCCAAGCTGCCAAGGATGCGGCCAAAGTCACGGCGGCGGCCAAAGTGGAAGCCAAATCGGTAAATCAAAGAGTGGTGGATACCATCGACAAGTATCTTACTCCGGACGGAAATCCCAAAGATGCGTTGAAGGATGCTGTTGGATTCGGTGAGGGCGTAGGATCATTTATGGGCGGAATTCCATTTGTTCCTGGGGGCAACTCGGCGGAAACGCGAGCGAACCAGAAACAGCTTCAGCTTGATTTGCTGGAACAGGATCTTCTTAACGCGGCAAAGAATCTCAAGCCAGTCAGCGAGGACGAAATGAAGCAACTCATGGCACGTCGTCCAACAATTACTGATCCACCAGAAACTTGGGCTTGGTTCATGAACAGGGCGAAAAGTATCATTGCAAATGATGCGAACGCGCCTATTGTCTCGCCTTCCGGTCCAAATCCTGTGGACCGGGCGGCAGAAGCATCCAGCAAACTAAGAGGGCTTCTTCCGCGTTAACGAACTTTGGTAATGGGCCAGTTCGAAACCCCATATAACTTATTGGATTTACTAGTGTTAACGTCAAGAAAATAATTTAAGTTCCATGAATTCATCTACTAAGAAGAAGCTGGAGGACCTACACGGAGTAATTCGCCAGTGCGAGCAATGCTACTTGGACGAACGCGATCCCGAAAAGAGACTGATCGAGCACCCTCCTAATCGGGCCACGGCGTTTGAACTTCTCGTGATTTCTTTCGGCATATTCTCGGTATTCCTCGTAGCTTTTTTCGTCGTTGACCTTTATCGGGGATGATCGGATGAAAACCAAATTCTACCAAATCAAGGAAGACGACCTGGCATTGCTGGAATCGGAACTTCCCCGGATCTTGTCGGCCTCGCCGGATGGATGCAACGATCCGGCCAACCGGAAGCGGTGGAAAATGGTCAAGGAAATCATCGGGAACATCCGGTGGGACTACGGACCGCCTTTGGAGTCGATCAATACACCACCCGGTAATGGGCCAGTTTGAAATGAACGCTGAATCAAAATTAAATATTCTCGCTCGTCTTCTTGCCGATCCGCCGGGTTCGGAGCCTCCCATCACACGTCTTATGAGATACATGAAATTGTTCGGGGAACAGGACGCTGAATCAAAAGGGGCTAGTCGTCATCCCGAAGGTATTGAACAACTGGAAGGATTGCCTGGTTTCTGTTTTTCGCGGCATCTGCCACCCGCAGGACGAAGGGCATGGCCGCATCTCGCGGTATCAGCCATCCACATGGGCCGAGCCTTACGGCAGCTTCGTGGGGCAGTCCGAGCTTTTCTAAATCGATAGTCAGGATTGCGTGCGCATCATTGATAAAGCTGTCTGAGGGGTTCGGGTTTGGAACCGTGAGCAGGATGTATTTCATGGGGACTTTGCAGGTTATTTTCGGAACAATCAAATGAACGCTGAAACTGCCGCCAAAAATCTAGGGACTTGCATCGCCATCCTGACCGACGCGGTCAAGGGAACCACTCCCGCACTTGGGGCAAGTCCTCGCGGGGCTCTTGACGACCTCACGGATGCTGAAAAAGACGCGCTCACCACACTTGGTGCAGACGAATTCAAACCCCTCGGCATCCAAGGGTCCGCCCTTCCGGCGAGCACTCCTGATTACCTCATCCGCTGGACTCAGTCTCTTTCTCATGAAATTTTCCGTTAGTATTGCCGGCGGCGAAGAAAGCGAGGAAGCCCTGATCAGCAGCCCGAGGAAATCGGGCGGACCGTCACCCTTGGCCACGGAAATGTCACTTTCTGGCCGGGTATTGGATATCGGGAACGGGATGATTTTTCCTCTCATGCGGGCAATCCGGGCAATTTTGGTTTTTTAGGGGGACTTTTTCCTTTTCCGGCCCTCTTCCAGAAAGTTTTCCCACTCGGACCAGGACAATACCTTCCCTGTTGCTTTTTCTTTCCATCCAGAAACCAAGGGCCAGCCAACACCAAGTATTTTGGCCTGAATCCTTTTGAGTCCTCTCCCTGCCTTCATCCCTGTTTCCAGCAATTCAGGCGTCAGGACAATCGTCATCATCTCTCGTTTCGCGATGCTCATGCAGGTTCCGGGTTTTGATCCTTGTTGGTATTGCCGCCCTCTTCTCCTTGGCTTCCGGTCGGTCGGATAGGAAACAGAAACAAGAGCGACTTCTTAGGGATCAGTTAGAAAAACCGTCCCTTTTACTGAGTCACTGAGCGAAGAAACTAAATCCGGTAGTAAACCATCGTCCTTCCAATCTTCGATTTTGGCTTCCGTATAGGTTCGGTGAGGTATCCAGTTTCCTGATATGACCTTTGGGGACTAAGAAGTCGTAAGAATTGCCCCCGGGTGAAGATTGTTTCCAGCATGAGGTTTCCCCCTTTGCCTCCGAGGCCCGCATTACCGGGCGATTTGGCGAACCCTTCCCCGCAAAGAAGAAAGGCCAGCGCGAGGAGTTCTGACTTACCCGCACTGGCCTCCTCGGATACGACTCCTTGGAAAGAACTTTGTCGTTGGATCAGAACTCCCGACACCAGATGTGGTATCATATTTTTCGGACCATACAAGGGAAAATCCCAAAATCGGCCATATGTTGCAAAATGCCATTCATTTCGGAACAAGCGACGAATTGCCTATGCGGACCCTTGTTTCCTGTTAGCATGCTCGTTTCGCCCCGGTTACAAAGAAAAACCCATTCCGAGCAACTCCGAGGTTGAAACCAGGGGATTCATGAGTTATCCCGCGCCTGTCCGCTTAACCGTGGGCCGGGCTTGATAACCCGTGGATCAAATTTGCCGGTGTCTCCTCATCAGGGGGGCACCGGCTTACCCTACCCGTAAAACGGTCGGGGAGGCTCGGTGATGCAATAGGCGCAAGCCGAAAGCCGGGCGGTCGGTCCACGACTTATCAACTCCCCGGCCACCTGGAGCGGATCAACACCCGCTCCTATGAAAAAGTTCCTCACCGGCACAGCCAAGATAACCATCAGCCTAGTTCTTTCCGGGACTTTGATTGCCCTTGCGGTGGATCAAATCAGCAAATACCAACGGGCCAGAGAGCGACAAGAGGAAACTCGCGTTGAGCTAGAAACCAAAAAGGCATTGGGGGCCAAGGAATGGCCGGAAATTGACCGCCCGGATGTCGGGGTAAAGTTTTCACTTACAACAAAGTGGATCGACGGGAAGGCCCGCTACCATTTCATGATGTCTGGAAAACAAAATCGCCCCCTCAAAAATATGATGGTCGTCCTGAAAGACGAGGACGGATTTTTGATTTACGGAAAGAATTTCGGGGGAGAACTTTTCATGGATTATCCGGGGGGCGGGAAGCCGTCAGAAGGGATTCTGAATGAAGGAACTTTCAATGACCCGGAAATGACAAAGGACGCATATCTCAGCATTGGCCAGTGGGATGTGATGTGGAAAGATGATTTCGAGAAAGGGCAGGCACAGATCCTTGATGCCGGCACGGGACGATTCTAGTCATGATTTTTCTTGCTAGATAGCGCAAAAAGCATTACCGCTCAAGCATGATTCTGCCCGAAGAAAGAGGACCGGATGAAGAAGAGGAAATTTCCCCAGAAGAAGAGGGGATCGAAGCCGCGCATCAGACCTTCAAGAAGTTCCTGAAAATCTCAGAAGGAGAAAGCGATGAGCGGGAAGCCCGATAAAAACCCGGCGGCGGTTGCGCTTGGCCGGATGGGAGGGCTCAAAGGTGGAAAGGCCCGTGCTGCCAACCTCACGCCGGAAAGGCGATCCGAGATTGCCCGTGAAGCCGCCAAGAAGCGGTGGGCTGACAAGAAGCCATAGAACCAAGCCTCTTTGGGGTTGCTTTTGCAACATTAGTGCGTTTAAAAGATTGGCATGGAATGCGGCTTCTACTTCGTGAAGGATTACATGGGCTATGTATCTCTCAAGGAGATACTGGAGCATGAAGGGGAAACCGTGGTTGCTAGTCCCGGTAGGAATGTGATGCTTCCTTTCAGGCTCCATACTGGGGGGGCCTTTCTCGGCCCTCTCGCTCTTCCCACTTCCGATTGTTTTCCAGAAACATCTCAAGATGCGCCTCCTGTCCACGCTCGTATAAACGACGCCACACCTGCGATTCTCGGATAGACATCTTTTCCGCGAATTCCCATGAGGTAAGCCCCTCGCGTGCTGCGTTACGAACCAGCCAGTTATCGTTGGAATCAAGGTCTCTTGCAAATGACATGGGATCACGCTGGCAGTATTCATGAATAATGGCCAGAAATCTCCCTCATTATGCTTGACCGAATAAGCATTTTACTTAGCTTTCCCCCGCATGAACGTCCTTCCCGTTTCCCGTCGTTCCTTGGTTCTGCAATGCCTGACCGAGGGTAACAGCATCCGCGCAACCAGCCGTCTTACCGGAGCCAGCAAGACAACCGTGTTGAAGTTCGTGGCCGAGTTCGGGGAGTTTTCCGAACACTACCAGGACAAGCACTTGCGCAACCTGCCATGCACGAACATCCAAATGGATGAAATCTGGTCGTTTTGCGGCTGCAAGGAGAAGAACCGGGAGACAGCGAAGAATCCACAGCAAGGGGACGTGTGGACGTGGACCAGCATGTGCCGGGACACCAAGTTGATGCCGTCATGGATCGTGGGAGAGCGTAGCCAGCAGGCCGCGAACGATCTGGCTGAGGATCTGGCGAAGCGACTGCTAAACCGTCCGCAGATAGCCACCGATGGACACCGCTCCTACCAGCAGGCGATTGTCCGGGCTTTTGACGACCGGGCCGACTATGGCAAGGTGACCAAGAATTACGAGAAATCCAAAGGGGGATATGAAATCGTCGTCAGTGTGGACCGGACGGCGGTTCTCGGGAATCCAGAGCACAGCAAGATTTGCACCTCCCATGTGGAGCGGGCCAACCTATCGATGCGCATGGGCATGCGTCGTTTCACGCGCCTTACCAATGCTTTTTCCAAGAAAATGGAGAACCATTCCGCCCAGATCGCGATTTACTTCTTCGTCTATAACTTCATCAAGAAGCACTCCGCGATCAAGACCGCTCCGGCTGTGGCTGCGGGAATCATGGACAAACCCATGACCTTTGAGGAAGCCATTGGCCTGTTCGATGAGTTCCGCAAGGAATTGTATGCGCCAAAGCGTCCGATCCGCTACAAGAAACGTCGCGAGATGCCACGGACCCACACGCCACAAACACCGCTTGTCCCGTGGTATATCGACCCGGAGAGCGGGGGACCGAACCCGCCCGCACACCTCCGCAAGCCCGGCGTCCTCTACAAGGGTGAGGGACACAAGTCTTGATCCATTGAACCTGTCAGACGTCATCGCCGCCATCCGCAACGCCGGGCTGGGAAAAGAGACGAGAGAATATCTGCTTGCGCAGATTAAGATTTTCTAGAATGAGAACTCTCTGGTCCTCAAGGACAATCTCCATCTGACGGAGAGCTTGCGCATTGCTCTCACGGAGAATACGCGTCTTAAAGCTGAGAATTCGGATCTTCGCGTGAAGCTTGAAAGTCTCCAGCCGGTCGGGCTGGAAGAGAATAATGGCGTATTGTGGAAGAAGTCCGACGGCCACTTTGAGTTCTTCCCATATTGCAAGGAATGTCCATCTCGCCCGGTTTATCGATTCGTTTGATTGAGGATGAAACTGCGCGTTCATGGATTTTTGTGGAATTGACTATCTTTCCCCGGAAGGGTAGAGACTGTCTTGCCGCCCAGAATACCGACTGTTTTCAAAGTGGACCAGTGCCAAATTTCCGAAAATGCCAGAGCCGAGGGAGATCAACCAAGCCGTGAAACAAGGGCTGGATGTGCTGTTTGAAGGGTCGGCGGCAGGAGCCTACGATCAGCCGCCGCAATCCGCGCAAGATTTGCTTGACCGCGGGCTAATAGACCCAGCAGGGAAAGCAACCTCAAAAGGAATCCTTTTCACCGATTTACAGGATGCCGGGGCATTTTATCCGGATGGCACGATAACTCCCCGCGCCTCCGCCTGGGCGATGCCATATGAGCAGGTGTTGCAGCCTGAAAACCTTAACGCTTTCAAAATTCGGGAGCGTGACGGAATTGACGACAGTTCCCCTTCATTCGGGGAGATTGCCGGTGGAATCGGAGAGTTCCTTTGGGACGCCGGGGCAGGCGCGTTGAAATCAATCGGCAGCGACTTGCAGGTTTACTCGACCGGAATCACCGATCCGTTTCAGAGCCAAGATTCCACCGCTAAGATCAAGCGAGAAAAAGCTTTGGCGACAACTGCCATTTCGGAAGGCGTAATACACTCAACCAAGGAACTTGCCGGTTTGCTGGGGATCGGTTCGGATTGGGCATCCGTTCAGTTGGCACCATTGGTAGGAGCGGAAGAGTCCGCGGATGATCAACTTTGGGAATCCCGCCAAGGTTTGGCCCGGACCCGCTACCAGAATTCCACGGCCAAGGTAGGCGAAACCATCGAGAAAACCGGTCTATTTGCCAATGCCGTTGAGAATGCGGCACAAGTCAAATCTGAAATGAAATCGGCGGATTACGCCTCCCTTGTCAAGCAGTCCGGTGCCGTTGGCCAAATGCTGGACCCAACAATCCTGATTCCCGCTGGAGTTGGCGCGAAGGTTGGGAAGCTCGGGGTGATCACCCGTGCGGGAATTAAGGCCGACGAGGTTTTGACGAGAGTTGCCGCCATGGATGCGACAATCGCCCGTCAATCGGTTGCTCTTTCAGCCGCTCAAAAGGCGGCGGTGACCGCCAAAAACGCCGCCGAGATTTCGGGGAAATTTGCCGAAGACATTGGTGCGAGACTGGACGCCACCGGCAACCAGGCCCTTTTGAAGCCGGTTCAGACGGCACAGCAAATAGCGACCATGTCAGCCGCGAAGCTAGCCGATCACACGGCTCAAATTTCTAAAATCGCGCCAGAACTGGAAACCCTCACCACGCTTCGCAACTCGCTCGCCACCCGGATTCCCGAAAACGTCGCTGCCGCAACCCAACGCGCAATCCAGATTGGGTCCGAGGTTAAAGCCGTTCCAGTCCGCGTTGCCGGAGCGTTGTCGGAAACGCTCGGAATCGGACTTGTGAAGCTGGATAACAATCTCACCAAAGTCGCCACGGAATTCGGCCTTCAAAACGCATACGGACTTCTCCGCTCGGGAGTCGGCTTCGCCGGTTACTCGGTTGGACTCTTTCCTGGGTTCGCGGCGGCTGGGTCCATTCTTGGCTCAGGAGCGGCCATAGAATCGACGGGCAAGTTCGCGCGGGTGGTTGGGTCGGAATTGACCAAGGCAAGGGGACAAGTGCCATTCTGGCAGCGTGTGGCCAACTACAGCGAGCTATCACCCGTCCACCGCGCCACGGCCCACCTTGTGGACACCGCGACCCTCGGCGGGGCTGTCCCGGCAACGATCCGAAGCGCGGCGAAAGGCACCGCCGCCGCATATCCGGTTGACCTGTTGTTTGAATACCTCGCCGATGGCGGAGACCCGAATGCTGACACCTTCAAGCGAGCGGCGGCACAAGCCATGGTCATCGGCGGTTCATCGGGTGCCTTGGGCGGAATGATGCAGGGAACTAAAGCGCGTCACCGGGAGCTTGCTCTTGGGGATGAGCTGAATTTCAGAGCGGACATTATTAACCCCGTCCAGAAGCAGATTTTTGATGGGATGAAGCAGGGGACGCGGCGGGCGATTGCCACCTACGCAGCCACCAACCCGCAAATCCGGTTTAACTTCGTGGAAAGCGGATCAAGCTCTTTTGACCGGGCGACCAATACCGCAACGATCAACACTCGTTCCACAAATCCGATAAAGCCGCTGATTGCCCATGAGGTCTTGCACCATGTCGCCATCCGAAACCAGATGGAGGGAGGAATCTCCGCGTTGCTGGTTGGGGATGGCGAGGCAGGCGGACTGCTTCGCGCCAATGATGGCGCCTTGCACGAAGATTTCCGCAAGTTCTGGGACGCCTACAACGCCCGCAACGTGGCGGCAGGAAACCAGCCTATCGGGTTGAATGATGCCGCTCTGGAATACTACATTGATTCCGCCGCCGATCACGTTTCGGAGATTGCGGAAAGCGGAGAGCTTGGGGCCATCGGCGGACGCACAAAAGCCCGCAGGATGATCCAGAGCTTGGTGGAGGCGACATTGCCCAAGATCCCGTTGATCCGAGACATGCATTTCAAGACGGGCGGTCTAATGGAGCAGGATGGCAGGATGGTCATGGGCAACGGGTTGCTATCAGAAGGAATCCGCGAACTCCCACAGGTCCGTGCCATGACGCGTCAGATGCTGAAAAATTCTTCCGGCAGGCCACAGGGCGGATTCAGCCCGTTGGGATCAAGGGATACGGGTGGCGTCGTTATTCCTGTCCAGAAGGGAGATAAGGCGGTTCTGGACAAGATGATTTCCATTTTCGAGACGGAGGAAATTAACGGTCAAACCCGGGTAAAGTATGACAAGGACGGCGACCCTATCCCTCTATCACCGGCCAAGGATTTGCAGCGTGCCAGTATCGGCCACGTGATCCGTGAGGCCGTGGCGAAACAGCAGGCGGAAGGCAGGCAGTTTGCTCCCGAGGAAATCAAGGTAACCCCCGATGGTGATTTGATCGGCAACCACCTTGGCGAGGGAACCTTGCGTATGCTCCGGGAGAAAGGAATCCTCAACGCCGAGCAAATGCGCATCTTGCGGGGAGTGAACGGGGCGGTGAAAAACTTCAAGGGTGACAGGTTCACCGTGATCAACCATCCAGCCACCAAGAAGGTCGGGAAAAAGGTGAAGTATGCCACTTTGAAACCAACGCTACGTGATGTTGTTCCGGTGGCCATGAGCATCACCAAGGACGGCAACCTGCGGGTGGGCCTGATGAGCGTTACCCAGCTTGAAAGCAACATCCAGACACGTGCGGCCACCAAGCGCGGCCAGTCGCTTTATAACGGCAACATGGAGGCGATCAAAGCCGATGTTTCCGAGGTCATGCAACTTCACCGCCAAGGCAAACGAACCGATGCATTTTTTGATGAAAAATATGGCGCGGTGAAAGGCCGTGAATACAAGAACTTCATCAACACGGTGTTTGGGGAAATGACTTCCTCCCAAAAAACAGGAGTTTCAAAAACCGGACAGCGGTGGGAAGCAAACCCTATTTTCGGGGAAACCAATCTGTCCAAGGAGAACGTCTATAAAACCTACCGGATTGATCGGATTTCGCAGGCAACGAAGATGACCGGCGAATTTGTCCCGATGCCATTCGTTTATGATTCCGTGAAACTAAACCTGATGCCAAACGGTCTACCAACGCTGGATAGTAACGGAACTCCAATTGTAAAGTCGTCCCTTTCGCAAAACAATCTCCAGAAACAAGGATATGTTTTTCATCGTGGAAAGGATCCTTCGTCCAGCAGGGACATTGTCCAGTTCGCTGATGACCCAACCGGCATTGAATCATATGGAGATAAACAGTATGCGGTAAAAAAATCTTCTCTGAAAAAAATACCTAAGTATGTTGAAAATTTTACAAATAGCTATTTCAAGGATGAGGTGAAATCGGGGGCGATTCCTCCTGAAGTAAATCCAGAAAATATCGTTGAATCGGCTGGTGTATGGGACAATCGTCAATTCGTTTCCGACTTGTGGCAAAAATTCGGAGATCGTTTCGAGCGGGACGGGGTCATAGGATTCCAAACAAATGACGGAGCCGTTATCTTTCCGGGTTACGGTGAAGATCACGGCATAATTAAAGTTGTTGAAGACGACAACGCGGAAACCCCGGTGGCAAAACCAACACCATGAGCGACGAGCTTTCAAAACCAGAAGAGGAGATTCCCGGCGAATGGTTTGTTGAAGTCCGCAAGCGGGCGGAAGAACGATGTTCCCCAACCGCGCCCACCATCGAGCTTTCAAATCCACGGATGGCGGCGAAAGCCCTCTGGATGCTGGCGCAGGGAATTTCCCTGAAAAAGATTGCCATAGAGACCGGCTTGAACCGAACGGTGATCCGTCGCCTTTCTTGGAGGAATTCAGACACGCTGGAATCCAAGCGCAAGGAATTCTCCCGCGAGTTCGCGATTGCCGCCGAGTCATACAAGGATCTTCTGCTAGAGAAAGCGGACAGACTTTCCAGAAACCCCAAACTCTTGGACGACATTTCCCCGGACAAGCTCGCGCTGGCAATAGCGATCACCACTGACAAGAGCATGGCCCTTGCTGGAATGGCCGGGGTTGTCATTGAGCACCGCAAGGGGGCCTCAATTGAGGACGCCTTGAAGATGCGCGAGGAAGCGCGGAAGAGACTTGCCGACAAGAGCGTTGCCGTTGAGGCGGAAATCATTGAATGAACTGGAGAAGTCACCAGATCCTGACTCCGCCAACCGACGAGGAATTGTCGGTGATGGAGCCTGACGAAATCGTGGAGTTCCACCGGGTCTATCATGAGGCGATTGAGAATGCCGAAAACGACCCTTTCCGATATGGCTTTCGTCTTCCCCATTGGGAGAAGGCAGAAGAGCAACTTTCAGAAGTTGACGAGATTCTGGCATTGGGGGGGAACCGCAGCGGGAAAACCCGTTTCGGTGCCTATGCAGTGGTGAAAGCGGCGACAGAAAACGCCGGAGCGGAAATCTTCTGTTTCGCTCAGACATCAGAGGTTTCAATCCGGCAACAGCAAGGCGCGGTGTGGGAAGCTTTGCCTGCCGAGATGCGAACCAAGCAGATGACCGCCGGAGCTTACATCAGCTACACGAAAAAGAACGGGTTCACGGATTCAAGTTTGATTCTTCCGAACGGATCACAAATCATTTTCAAGACCTACAGCCAGTATCAAAACAACCCGACGATTCTGGAAGGTGCGGAACTTGGTAGCCGTCACCCGAGATGGCACAACATCGGTGTGTGGCTGGACGAGTATCTTCTTGGGCCGGAATTGATTTCCACTCTCCGTTTCCGGCTGGCCACGCGGGAAGCCAAGATGCTTGTGACCTTCACGCCGATTGATGGTTACACCGAAGTCATCAAGGAGTATCTGGACGGGGCGAAAATCATTGAAAGCCGAGCTGCCGAGTTGCTGGGTGGCGAACTTGTCCCATATGTCCAGCGCAGCACCAAGCGCAACGCCTCGGTTCACTACTTCCACTCTCAGGACAATCCTTTCGGCGGCTATGACCGGATCAAGAAAGACCTCAAGGGAAGGCCGAGAGAGGAAATCCTGATCCGGGCCTACGGCGTGCCGATGAAGAGCCACGCCACCAAATTCCCGAAGTTCAACACGGCGGTCAACGTGGTGAAGCAGGAGCAATGCCCGCCCGAAGGTGTGGAGGTGACGCGCTACCTGATCATCGACCCGGCAGGCTCCAAAAGCTGGTTCATGGCGTGGATCGCCGTGGACGAAACCGGCACCTTTTACGTTTACCGGGAGTATCCAGGCGTGGACATTGGAGATTGGGCCGAATGGAAGTCGGGCAAATGGATTCCGGGCGAGGGAGCCAAGGGGCGCGGGTATGGAATCCCGGATTACGTGGGGGAAATCAGGGATTCCGAAGGACAGGAGGAAATCTACGAGCGACTAATAGATCCTCGCCTCGGAGCGGCCAAATACCAAGGGCACGACGGTTCCAGTTCCATTATTGAAGATTTGGAAGAAGCTGGAATAGTCTGCATCCCGGCTCCAGGTATGGACATTGAGGATGGCTTGCAGGCCCTCATCTCAAAAATGTCATGGGACAGTTCAAAGCCGATGGACTCCGTTAACCGTCCCCATTTCTACATTTCCGAAGAATGCGGGAACATCATCCATGCGCTCGCTGAGTATACCGGGGAAGGCGGCTTGAAAGAGTCTTGGAAAGACCCGATTGACGTTCTCAGGTATGCCGCCATCGCGGACATTGATCATGTCCCCCAGAAAAACATGCTGGTAACACGAGCCGGAGGGGGATATTGAAAATCATGGACGCAACCATCCGCCAGAGCGATTTTGCAAAAAAACACGGCATCGCGCCACTCGATATGAAGTCCATGCGGGATAGGTGGCTTTCCGAGGGTAGCGATTGGGAGAAACGCGGGGTTCCTATCTACCTTACCCTGAATGCCGTAAAGGTGCTGGAATCCGCCCTGAATGTAGCGGGTGACGCCGTGGAAGAGCCGGAGGTAAAGACCGCCTTGGCGATCAAGAAATGCCCCAACCAGCGCATGCTTTATGCCGCGCTGGACGGCATCCAGATTGTCGTCAACTGCGGCAAAAAGAGAGACAAGCTTTTGAAAAAAAAGATCAACGTGCGCCTTGAGCCGGGGCAAACGGTTTACTCCTACGTGCCATGAGCGAGCCTGAATTCCAAGACGAAAGCCTGATTTACACTTCCACGGAACCGGATCTTAACGTCCTCACGGATGGTTACAGGACGGCTCTCGTGGACAATAACTACTTCTATCAGTCTTGCGCCGTATCTTACGATGACCGGCACAACTTGTGGCCTGGAAAGACATGGGATATGCGAAAAAACGCGCCGAACGCATTTCCTTGGCAGGGGGCGTCAGACAACGAGGTGAACGTTGTGGGGGAGAGGATCAACACGTTCGTGTCCCTGCTGATGCAGGCTTTGGTCCGGTCACACATCCGGGCGTTGCCAACATCCGCCGCAACCGCGCCGATGGCCTCCACGGTTTCGACGTTCCTCAAATGGATGCAATCCACCTACATCCGAAATTTCAAGGACCAGATGAAGCTGGGGGCCAATCACCTCTTGGAAAAAGGAATCATGATCACCTATACCGGGTGGCGCAGGGAGAAGCGATCTCGCTTGCAAACCATTTCCTTGGACGATCTTGTCCAAAATCAGGAAGGCGGCGAGGAATTAGCGCAGATGATCCTTGGTGGAGAGAACGACGACGAGATATCCGCCGCTTTCGTGGAAAGCATGGGCATCACGACGGGGAGGGCAAAAAAGGCTCTCCGGCAGCTTCGGCAAACCGGGGAGGCTGAAATCCCGGTTGCCGTCGAGTCCATCAACGAGCCATACGTTGAAACTCTCGCTCCAGACGGAGACATCATCTTTCCTAACTGGACGATGGACCCGCAGGATGTTCCTTACCTGTTTATCCGCAAGTTCATGACGGCGCAGATGCTTCTCAAGATGGTCGAGAGCGACGGATGGGACGCTGAATGGGTCGATTACGCCATCCGAAATCTTCGCGGTTTGGAATCCGACAGGCTGGAAGGAGAAAAAGGAAACCTCGCGGTTCGCAATCTCGTCAACGACGACAACAATACGCTCGTCCTTGTTCTCTACGCTTACCAGCGTCTGATAGACGAGGTGGACGGCAGCGAGGGGATTTACTGCACTGTTTTCAATCCCCAGAAAACCGACCTTTTCGCCAAGCATGAATTGCTTGATGGTATGGACGAATACCCGGTGACAGTCACCCGTCTCAACCATTCGGAAAAGCGGCTTTACGAAACAACGCCGATGACGCGTTCGTTGCGCGGTCCCCAGATGCAAATCAAGACTGAGGTGGACAGCCGGATTGACCGTGCCAGCATGGCCACGCTCCCGCCGCTGATGCACCCAGCCGGTAGGCCTCCAACAGACTTTGGACCAGGCAGAAGGATTCCTTATCGGCGTCTTGGGGAAATCGCCTACGCGCCGACCCCGGCCTACGATTCCGGCAGCAAGGAAATTGAAATCACCATGCGCCAGCAAGCCGACATGGCGGTTGGACTGAACATGGAAAACCCGCTGTCCTCGGTGCGCCAACAAGAAGTCATGGATACGTTCCTGACTCATGTTGGCAAGGTCCTTGACTGCGCGTGGAAGCTCTATCAGCGCATGGGGCCGGATGAAGTTTTCTTCATGGTGTCAGGCGACCCCCAGGGTCAGGTGATGCAGAAGGGAAGCCCGGATGACAAATACTCCATCGTGGTTTCGTTCGACGCCACGAACAACGATCCGGATACGGTCCAGGCGAAATTTACCGCAATGGGAACCGTCCTGCAATTCGACACGGAAAACGTGATCTCCCGCCGGAAATACATCGAGATGCTGGTTCGCTCAATTGACCCGGTGATGGGCGATTACATCATGCAGCCTCAGGATGCGAGCATGACCGAGATGACCAAGGATGTGACCGATGACTTGGCGAAGATTTCCGCATCCATTGAAGTCCCGGCCCGTCCGAACGGCGCACAAATCGCCCTCCAGATCATTCAGGCTTACGCGTCGCAAGAAGACGTTGCCCAGCGTCTCCAAGGGGACCAGGCGTTTGCCGAGCGTCTCCAGAAATACGCGGAACAATATCAGTTCCAGATGCAGCAGGCGCAAAACGCGGCCACCGGAAGGATCGGCACCCAGCAAGCCAACGTTGGCGGAATCGACACCCAAAACATGCAGCAATGACCGACGAGGAAACACCAAAGATGGACCTGCAACAAGCGGTTATGAATCTATCCGTCCACCGGCAGGAGTGGCTTTGCTTGCTCCAGTTTCTTGACGACGAGCGTGAGCAGTTTCTTGCGGACATGCGTCAGGCGGAAAATCCCAATGATGTGATGAAGGCGTCAGGGAGCATCGCCACCCTGACGGAATTGAAGGCATCACTTTCCCCGGATGGATGGAAATAATGCAACAAAGTTGCATTTGTAATTGACGGCAAGAAAAGGAAGTAATATCCCCTGACCATCGCCACCGCCTAGGCGCAATTCAGGTGCATGAAAAACAACCAATCCGAAGCCAACGCTGGGGCTACCAAACCAGACGGAAACCTGTCAGCCGGACAACTTATTGAAGGGTTGGCGCATGAAATGCCGGTAGAATCCGAGCAGGAAGAAACTCAACCAGAGGATCAGGGTGGTGAAACGGAGGAATCCGAAGAGCCAGACGATATCCAAGGCGACGTGGAATCCGAGCAGGAGGAAGAAACCGGGGAAGAAGAGGAACAGGACTTCGACATTGAGTCGTTAACCCCTGAGCAAATCCAGCTGATCGCCAAGAAAGGCAAATCCCGGCTCCTTCAACGGTTCGGGGAGCTTACCGCCCAGAAGCGGGCCTTGGAAGAAAAGCTGCAAACTCAGGCCGAAACGAAACCATCTGCCCCTGTCATCGAAAACAACCCGTTCAAGGAACTGAAATCCTTCGACGCGGTCAGTTCCAAGATGGCGGAATGCAGGAAGGTCGTGAAGGACACCGACCGTATTCTTGATGACCACGAGGACAGTCACGGCGATGACGTGATCTACACCGTTGGCGACAAGGAATACACGAAGAAGGAAATCAAAGCGGCGAACCGGAACGCAAGGGACGCGGTTTCTGAGTTTCTCCCGGCCCAGCAAGCGGAACTTGAAAAAGTCGAGCGGCTCAAGGTCGAGGGTGAACAATGGGACTCGCTCATTCCCCAGCAGATCCCGGAGCTTGCCGACGAGGAATCCGAATTGTCGAAAAAGTTCAGCACGGTTCAGGCCGAGCCATCATTCCAACAACACAAGGCGATTTCCCCGAACTTCGGGTTCATCGTTGCTCATGCGCTGAGATCCATCCATCAGCTTTCCAAAAAACCGAAATCACCAACAGGCGTGCCGGGGGTATCTGCTAAGGCCAAGGTGCCAAGCAACCCGGTTGGAGCGTCCGCGGGACCAATCGGGAAAGGAAAGAAGTCGGATCAACTTTCGAAGTTTGAAGAGACAGGGAAACAACAGGATTTGGTGGCCGCGCTGGCGGCAAACTTCACCTCTTAATTTCCTCAACTCATGCCAATCTCCACCACCTATCAACCGAACGCGCCACAAGCCCGTTCCGGCCAAGGCTCTGCCCTCACCAACCGCGAAGACCTCGAAAGCGGCTTCTACCGTCTGGAAGCGGATCAAACCCCGATCTTCTCGCTTTGCGCGAAGAAAAAGGCGACTTCCACTTATCACGAATGGAACCTAGACCGGCTCTCTGCCCCGACCACGGACGGCGTTGCCGAAGGCGTGGACGCCTCTGCATTCGCTGACAAGTTCGCGGATGTTGCGCGTGTCGGCAACTACACCCAGAAGAAGTGGCGCACGTGGTCCGTTTCTGACACACAAGAAGCGGTCACCTCTGCCGGTCCCGTCAACAAGGCGGAAGCCAAGGTGAAATCCATGCTGGAACTCAAGCGGGATTTCGAGTTCACCATTTCCAGCGACACGGAAATGCAAGCCGCTGCTGGCGGTGGAACTCCCTACCTAATGCGGGGCCTCGGGACCTGGATTCAGTCCGCCGCGCAAGGAACGAACCCGGTGCCCGCTGAATACCGGACGCCCGCCGCTTCGATTCTCACGGCCCAGCCGACCGAATCGCAATTCCAAGGTCAGATCGCCAGCGTTTACACGCAGAACGGCGAAATGAACTCGCTCACTCTGGTTGCCGGAACCGCCCTGCGCTCGGCCATCTCCAACTTCACCCGTCAGGACAACAACGCCAACGAGACGGTTTACCAAGTCATGCAGGAAGCCACCAGCAAGATGGTTACCCTGTCCGTGGTCCTCTATGACTCGGATTTCGGCATTGTCAAGATGGTGAACGCCAACCCGCAATGCGTCGTGAACGCCAACCGTGGATACCTCTTGAACCCGAAATATCTTGGATTCGCTTCCCTGATTGGTTTCGAGTCCATGGATCTTCCCGACCAAGGCGGCGGTCCTCGCGGCCTCGTCAAGATGACCGGAACATTGGTTGTCGGAACCCCGCTGGCTCACGGCAAGATTGCCTACTAACATCCAAAGAAAGACCATCAACTCATGAGCCAACTACTCAATCCAGAACGCGGGCCATTCACGGATGTTGCCATCCTTGATTACCAGGACCTTCAACGCATCGGAACCGGCGGCACGCTTCAAATCGGCGTCATCCCTGTCGGTGGCGCGGTGTCTCTCGCGTGTGTGGTCAATACCGTTGACATTGCCGGTTCAAGTTCCCTTGTCGTGGACGTGGGAACCACCTTGGCCGATCCAGACGAGTTCATCGACGCGTGGGACGTTGATGCGGCGACCGTCAATTCCCCGGTGTTCAATACCGGAGATTTGATGCTGCAATCTGCCGGAACCACCACCGTTCTCGGCGGATATCGACCGATCAAGCCGGTGACAGCTGTCACCCCGATTTACATCAAGGTAACGGATGCCGCCATCGCATCACTTACCGCCGGTGAAATCATCATCGGTCTGGCCATCGTGGATATCCTGAAATTCCGGGTGTTCTGATCAACAATCTGCGGGGGGCTGGTAATACCGGCCCTCCGCTTCCCTTTTTTTATGATCGCCATCCCATCAGACGAATCTCTGACAAACGATCTTTTCCAGGAAATCAAGCGAGGGCTACAGGTTCAGGATTCCTTTTCCCAAATGCGCGAAGCGGCATCCGCCCGTCTGGCCCATATCGCCCGTGAGGCCAAAACCGAAGCCGCTGGAAAGATTATCGGGGTGATTCCCCAACAGGAATACATGGAGCTTGCAGCCAAGTATGGAGTCGAGTGCTGGGATGACCGGCAGTTTGTAAGGGGCTTTTTCAACAATGAACCCGACCTTCGTTCCTCCCGTATCTGATGCAGACACGCCCATACAGCGATCTTTACACGTTGATTGAGGGTCTTTGCGGGGTTCAGTTCTCGCTAATCGAACAACCACGCATCAATTCCCTGATGAACTCACGGGCGCAACGTGCGTATGACGCGTGCGAGCACTGGCCGAGATGGATCAAAATAGCGGAAGAACGGGAGGTCAATTCAAGTGTCATTCCCTTTTCCCAATCCGGGTTGGATGAGATCGGGGAATTTCTGCGCGTTTTCGTCAGCGAGCCGTATGGCTCAAATGCTACCCAGGAATACGATTATTTCGTCACCTCCGGCGGGGCTACATTGCTGTCCGGCGGTCTTCTGCCCGATTCCGCTTTCGTGACCTATAGGATTGCCTTCGATGTAACCTACGGCAATCAGCCATCCGTTGACACCATCCCCAGGGAATGGTTCCAATATCTAGCGCATGGCACCTATTCCGACTACCTGAGATCAGAAGGCCAGCAGGAGAAGGCCATCATCGCGGACCAAGAGGCGGAAGACAAACTGTTTTACGAGCTTTCAAAACCGGAAATTACCCGCACGGCCCAGCTTGTGGGAAACAAGGTATCTACCAATTTGAACATGCAACCCCGCCAATCCTTCGGTTCCTATTACCTATGATGGCTTACGTTTTATCAACGTCGCTGGTATCGTCCCAGACAGGAACTGGTGGCGGTGGTGGTGGATCGCAAGATAGGATCACCGAAGAAAGCGAGCAAAGAATCACAGAGGACGGGGAAAACCGAATCACCGAATAACATGGCCATCAAGATTTCAGAACTACCAACGCTCTCCGGGCCATCTTTGGATCCAGCTGCCGATTTTCTCGAAATAACCGATACATCAGCAGGATCTTCCAAAAAGATAGCGCCGGGTGATTTGGTAAACAATGCCGTTTCAGGAGATAGCGTTGTCTCCAAATACACAAGCAACATCGGATTTCTAGATGAGTTCGACAACTCGGTTGCGTATCCGAACGGCGGCAACTACCCGGTCCACCTTACGACGATGCCGGAAGTTGGCGCGGTGTGGCGGGTAAGCAACACCGATCCGAGCAAGCCACCGGTGATCGCCAACCGAGGAGTGCGCGCGCAAACCGGTTCGCTGATCTATATAGGATCGTCCACGCCAACCACAACCGGCAGATTCGTGATGGCGGCTGAAATAACTCTCTCCGCATCCATCTATCCCGCTTCCGTCTTGGACAACGGATGCAACATGTCTTACGGCGAAGTGCAATTGATCCACGACGACGGTTCGATTGACCCGAACGCCGACAAGCCGGTTCATATCAACTTTTCCCGGCGTGGTATCGAGTCGGCCACCATCTTACCGTCAACCTCGTTGACCTGTCTGAACGCCACGAATAGCGGGAGTGGATTACTCTGGAACCCTACCGTCGAGAATCTCACTTACGGTAAGAAATACACCATCATTTTCGAGGCGGAAGGCGACATTCTCCGTATCACGATGGTAGGTGTTGGTTCCCTCGTATTCACCCATCCCGACCTCTCAACGAAGATTGGATCAACGAATACCTACTTCTGGTGGGAAGCTGGCGGCGACCTGCAAGGGGTGACTCAATACAAGACGATCACGACTCTTAACCGGATTTCAGCCGGGGCCGAATCGCTGCTGGCTAACCCGAGTTTCTTCAACCTGAATTCAGGCTACGAGGCTAACAAGCTGACCGGCGCGACACTGGCACCTGCGGTGGTTAATTCGTCGCTGACCAACTTGGGGACGCTGTCCGCACTGACGGTTACCGGCCTGACCACGCTGAACGGGAACCTGTTCATGAACCCGAGTGGGTCGTCCAACCGCAATATCACATTCGGCACGGGGTTCGACTATCCGGCGATCACGCTGTATGACGGCGGCACGGGTGGCCGCTATGGATGGGGCCTACGGGTCAACGAGATACAGCACTACGTTCCAACCGGCGGCCATTTCTCTTGGAACAAGGGCGGTGACTTACAAGCATCCGGCACGAACGAGCTGATGAGGCTGGATGGCACGACATCGGTATTGACCTTGGCCGGGTCATTGAACCTGCCGAAGACCATTACAGCGTCTGGAACGACAGGAGCGCAGACGATCAACAAGCCTTCTGGATCGGTAAATTTTGCCGCTGCCGCAACATCCCTTGTCGTCACCAATTCTCTCGTTACCGCCAACAGCATCATCCAGCTAACTGTCGCCAGCAACGATCTTAATATGTCAGGCGCGAAATGCATCCCGGCGGCGGGCAGCTTCACCATCTATCCTGACGTTCCGCCTGCCGCTGAAACTAAAGTCCTATTCTCTCTCACCAACTAAATGAAAACTATCCAAGAAATACAATCGGAGTCTGGTGATTTGTGGCCGGATATTGACGAGGCCATTAATGATGTTCGCCGCGCTTGCGCCGCTGAACTTCATCAACTGCATCTGTCAAACGCCGCCGATATCAATAATCTTTCTTTGGCTCACTCCAAAGAACTTGAAAAGCGTGAAAATCTAATAGCTGAACTTGTCACGCAAGTTTCCGAACTATCCCAATTCGCCCCGCAGGTCCTCGCTGCCAAGCGCGCTGCAATCGAGGAGGAAATTCTAAAAAAACAACAAGAACTTGAATCCCTGACCTTATGAAATTTATTCTATTTCTAAGTGTCTTTTCGGCAACCGCCTTTGCCGTCACCCCTTTCGACATCCGCTTGAGACAACTCAACTCGACCGCTAGCGGTGAGGTTGTTTTCTCGGCTCCCTATCCTTCCACCGGCACTCTCGCCACCGTCTTTTATGACGTCGCCACCAAGACTCCAATGGTTGCTCCGTGGGATAGCACGATCACTTATGACGCCATCAGCGGCAGCATGGGTATCGACCAGACGTGGATTGAGACCAACTACATCCCTCGTTCCGAGTTGGAAGCGGACTGGTCCACCATCACGGACATGGAAGCATACGTTGCAACCCGCGAGGCGGATCTGCAAATCCAGATTGACGCGAAGCTCAACGCCTCCGCGTTCACTTGGGCGAATCTGGGCGGCAAACCAACTCTCTTCTCCGGCGCTTATTCCGACCTCACCGGCAAGCCCTCCCTATTCAGCGGTGCTTATTCAAGCCTCAGCGGCATCCCCAGCACGTTTGCACCGTCCGCGCACAATCAGGCATGGTCAACGATCACCAGCACGCCCACGACCCTCTCAGGCTACGGCATCACCGATGGGTTCACGGCGGCTAATGCCCGGTCGGCAATCTCTCTGACGACCACGGGATCTGGCGCGGCGACCTACAATAGCTCTACGGGCGTAATCAACGTCCCCACGCCGTCTATCCCAGCCATTCAGCGTCTCCGGGTCCAGACCAACGCCACAGGGGATTACACCTGGACGTATCCAGTTGCCTACGGATCAGGAATCGTCCCGATCATCTCCTGTTTGACCGAATCTTCGTCCTCAACGGTCCCACAGGGCGTCCAAATCGTGGGAGTGCCAACCAATACGTCTTGCACCTTCAAGGTCATCAACCTGCCCTCCACGAGCGTCCTGAGCATCGTGGTATTGGGCGCGCCAACCGGATCACAAGCTTACCTCCACTTGACGGCAATTGCGCCGTAAATCCTCCCCCCGGCACCCAGTCTGCAAGTAAGTGCCTATGCAACAAAACCCGATGCAAATTTTCCCAGACGCATTCCATCCCATCATTGGATCAATCGGCGCGGCCTTTTGCGGTGCCGTGATATGGATTGCTGATGCCGCCAAGGATGTTCCTCCAGAAGCACAAGGATGGATCCAGCTTGGAGGAACAATCGGCCTGATCTGCTGCCTTTCCTACGCATGCAAAACGCTATGGTCGGAGTTGCAAACGTCCCGAAAGGAGACTGCTTCGCTGAACCAGTTGATGCGCGACGACTGGAAGCAGCAAAATGAAAAGCTGATTTCCGCGTTGGACAAGCTGGACCCGGATAGCAAGTGATTTGATCCTCGACACCGCCCGCGCTTTCCGGCATACGGGGGCATGAAGTCCGATCGTCAAAAGGAGCTGGAGCGTGACCTGACAATCACTCCACCGGAGTGGATCATGCTCGGCCTTTGCATCCTTGGGATTGTCGGATCGCTGGCACTTGCGATTATTTTCTCATGAACCCCTACCACAAGCCAGCAGGTCATTACACCCCTATCGTGGATCCGAAGCCGGTTCACGAGCTTTCCCCTTTCGAGCGGTTCAAGCTGATGATCGATCGGATGGACCAAGAGACAGCGGACAAGCTATTCCCCGAAAAACGAAACATTCCTTTCCTGAGATGAAGCTCACCCCAAAGTGGAAGCGCGACGTTCGCCGGGGAATCCTGCGCAGAGCCATCGATCTGGAAATCTCGTTTCTTATCACCCACTTCGTTCTTCCTTTTCGAGCCGGTCACCAAAATCCCCCATGATCCGCACCGAAAAAGACCCGACCATGAGGAACCTGCTGATGCAGCTGGCTCTCAAAGACCTTGGTCTCTACACCGGCGAGTTGGACAACTGGTGGGGGCCGCGTTCCCAGGACGCGCTGGAGGCATACCAGAAGGGCTTCGCCCCCGCACCGCAGGTGCCTTTGACTCGCCCTAACCTGCACCGGGATATATCTGCGACCGGCATCGAGTTGATCAAGCATTTCGAGGGGCTGTATCTTGAGGCGTATCAGGACGAGGTGGGCGTCTGGACGATCGGCTGGGGCCATACCGGGCTGACGCACAAGGATGGTACCGTCCACAAAGGGCGGATGATCACCCGTGCCGAGGCGGAGGACCTGCTTCGTTACGACATGGACGTTTTCGAGGGCCGGGTGGAAAGCTTGGTGACTGTCCCCCTGAACGACGGGCAGTTCGCCGCGTTGGTGGCTTGGGATTTCAACACTGGAGGTCTGCGGGATTCCTCGCTTCGCCGGATCTTAAATTCCGGAGATTACAAAGGTGCTGCCGACCAGCTTCTACGTTGGGACAAGGCCGGTGGCAAAACCCTCCGGGGTCTGACCCGACGCCGGAAGAGCGAACGGAACATGTTTCTTGGGATCGAGCCCGCTATCGTCCCTGCCTGAGGCTCGCGGGTCAGGTTCAGGGTTTAGCGGGGTAAAGATCGAACTTCCTAAAATCGACTCGAAACGGCTTCCGGCGTGGTGCAGGCGCAACCTAAATTCTGAGTCGGTTCATTTCTTTGGTTTTGCTTTTGATAGACGGGCGAGGACGCCTTCCTGCATGATTTCGTGGGGTGTGTTCCGTTCGGTTTCCCATGCTGTGATTTGCCCCTTCCCGAGATTAAGGAGGGCATCAGCCTCGGCCTGTGTGAGGCCGAGGCGTTTGCGCTCCGTTTTGAGTTGTTCGGAGAAGCTCATTTCAGAACGGGCTTTGGATGCGGACAATGTCGTTAAGGTCGGCTGGGACCGCGCCTTCGAGCAGGGTAGTTTCCTCGGTCTCCTCATCCCATTGGGTGAACTCACGGCTGTAGATCTCGCCGTCGAAGATCTCGTAGTTGTCGATGAACTGCTGGGAACGATCATCGGACAGAACAGCAACAGCATCTTTACGGGATTGGAATCCATACCATTGATTGAATGGAGACGACCCGGAAGTGGCGGCGAGGTTGATAGCGAAGGTGCCGAACCATGCTGGTTGCTTGGCTTGTTGCGCGTATTCGTAGTCGGTGTAGGTGTAGGTGCTCATTTTCTTAGTTGGTTTTGGTTGGTGTTGCTCAGTGGCAACGACGACAACTTACGAGATTCTCGCAAAACGTCAACATTTATTTTACGAGAATCTCGTTTTTTATTTCAAAGTAGCCCACTACCCGGATTTCCATTCGGTCAGATTCGTAATATTCATGGTGTTGTTTCCTCGTCTTTCTCGGCCTGCATTTCCCTCTCTGCCTTGTCGATCTCGCGCTCTTCCTGCTCTCCGCCGTCCCAGCAGACCGGGCAGCTAGGATTCGGGCGAGAGCAGTTGCAGCGCGGGCAGTTCATGGCCGGTTCCTTCTGGACTCCCAATAGCATTCCCCGCCGAGCGCAATGAGGGTCATTACCAAGCCCAGCACGGGCCATTTCATCGGCTCTCCGGCAGGAGAAAAGAACATCACCGAGATGAAGTTTCAACCCGCGCTCCCGTGTGGGGAGCGACTCTGTTTTCATTGGTTAAATAGTTAGATTTTCTTGAACTCGACCACCCACACGTAAGGGTTGGCGTCCCAGCTTTCGGGGCCGTTGAGCTCATGCCATAGAGTCTCAAACGAAGCGCGGGCGGTTGTGGCGATCCCCTCCTTGCAGTTGTAGGCTTTGAAAAATTCAGGACGTTTATGGTGCCTCTCCACGCCCTCCGCGATGGCATCAGCCTCGCTGATGTCCTGGAGGCGCTCCACGCGCACGGAGACGATCTCCAGCAGGATCCGGGAAATGGATCGAGGCATATGAATAGACGGATGCCACGCGCTTCGTGTCTCGATGGATGGGTCGTCCCCGGCGTTCCACTCAAAGTAACCGTCTGCTGCGTAAATCGCATGCCCGGTGTAGTAGCCTCTCCCAAGTTTCAATTCATTGATCTCAATTGCGGGGCGGTCAGGAATCCACGGTGCCGGGTTCTCATTCTCGTCAAAGACGCCACCCACAAAACCGAAGGTCTCCCGCACCCACAGCCGGTCGCCGGGGGCACCGTAGGGGCAGCAATAATCAGCATCTTCTGAAAAGAATCCGAACTTACCGCCATCCAGGTTGTGCGCCTGAGGCAAGATTCCGGCTGGCACAAGTGGCTGAGGTTTCACCACCCGCCGTGTATGGGTCTTGGGATCGATCTCCCGCAGTGTGGCGCGGACCATCGGGCCGCTGAAAAGGATGGGGCGTTCTTTTTTCATGAATTCGTATCGGGTTGAGTTTCGATGTCAGCACAGCGCGGCCACATATGACCGCAGTCGGGGCACCTCCAGCATACCACCCGGTCGTTTATCACGATGCCGATCATCCGGGAGAAATGCGCTTTCCCGCCGAAGAGATGGCGTTGGTCTTCAGGGATCATGCCGCCTTGGAAGGATGCGCCGCAAGAAGGGCAGTTGTCTTTCATGGTTTCTCAGGTTGAGTTTCGAGGGCGCGGCGGGCTTCTGATACGGCTTCCGAGACGATGTCACGCGGGTCATCAGATCCATCCTCCCAAAAATGCCCATTCCTCATGAACAATCTTCCTTTCTCATCGATCATCAGGTAAGGATCGCTGCGCGATTCAAATCGAAACGGTCCGACCTTGCGCCCCTTCCTGTCCAGATATATCCGGCCCTCCTTGATTTCGATTTCCGGGGTCATGGCTTCCAGTGGGTAGGGGTGTAATAGACATACATCGAACCGTCCGGGAAAAACCACAGGTTGCCTTGTCGCTTCAATCGCTGGAAGTTCCTGACGCCTTTTCCATCGTCAATCTTCGTGCTGACGGTGATTCCCTCGGCGGGCTTTGTGGTCGCAACCTCGGTCCATTCGTTCGTGCTCATGGCTTCGTTTCGTTGAGGGTCGGTGGTCATCGGGTTAGTCGTTTGGGTTTACGGTGATGGTCGCTGAGGCCGAGTAGAAGGTCAGGCCTTGGACGGCCAGATCGGCGTATTGTGTTGCTGGTTTCCAGTGATCGCCCGTCTCAAGATTAATGGCGCAATACAATCCATTACACACCGAGGCCAGAATGTATAAATACCCGCCTGATCCATAAAGCTGTCCTTGTTCGGGAGTGGGGATTGGAATTTTTACCATTTTTTCGATCTTGTTCATAACCCCGCCAAGCTGGCACGGACAGTGTAGTTGGCAAGTAAATTCTATAAAAAATCTTTTTTATGAAAAATATTTGACGACATGTCGTCACCATGATTTCATCCGTTCAGTTGAACGAAATTGAACCGACCAATCTAATGAAAGATCAACCATACACCCATAAGGACGACAAAATATTTTACCGTGGAACATTGGAGGCACAGGCCAATTTGACGCTGGAAGGAATGGATTCCTTATGCCACATCCTTAACAATGCTTTTTATCTCGGAAAACAAGAAGGACCAGAAATGGAACCTATGGTTGTTGACGCCGAGTCCCTGCGCCAAGGGTCGGCGTGGAGTTGCGCATATGACGCATAATATGCAGATCAGGTATACGCTCAAGCCTGATCCTCTGTTTGGGAAAATGCGCGGCCGGACCGAAGTGAAGTGGATTAATTTTCCAACCCTTATGTCAGAAATCAAAACAATACAAATCAGCGAGCCGACACACCGTGCTATCAAAGCCAGAGCATCAGCCAAGGGAGAAAAAATCTCCGTCTATGCCGAGGCGGTTCTTGCCAAACACGCGGGGATCAAACCAACCAAGAAAAAGCCATGAACACGAACGAAATCACCGACGAGCAAGTTGCAAGCTGGCTCAAATCCAAGATCGAAAAAATGCGCGAGGTGGAGCCGAAATCCTACATCAAGTTCTGGGTTGAGTGCGCCGATTGGCCACAGCAGTCATTTGACTTTGAAATTCAGTTTTCGGCTTACTGTGGACGCGTCGGCCATCAGAACGCCAAAAGCTCAGAGGAAAGCCTAACCATGTTCCGAGAAGCCTACGGCCAATACACCCCGGCAGCCGAAGCCAAGAAAAAGCGTGAGCAAGCCGCCGCTCTACTCGCGGAAGCTGCCAAACTGGACCCGCAGCCATGCTAATCCTCCACGCCACGCTGGCCGCGATCCTCATCCTATCCGCCGCCTTCATCCTCGTCTCAAACATGCATCTACAACAACTATGAGCATCGAGATAGTAGTAATTATTAGCGTAATCATCTGCATGATTTGTAACATCATTATTTCCATTTTTTGTATCTATAAATAATGAAAATCCACCGCCAACCCCGCGTGCCTTGCTTCGGCGTGCACGACCCGATCGCCTGCCGCGAGCTATTCCGCCGCGTAACCGCCGACATACCGGACGACCACGTTAAACGCCGCGTGATTTGGATTCTGGTAATCGCCGGATCAACCGCCAGCATCGCCGCCGCTATTTTCTGCAACCTGTATAACATCCAAATATCCCAATGAAAAAAATTGAATCGCTGACTCCCTCCCAAGCTGAAAAACTTCCGTTATACCGTGAAAATTGGCTCTCCACGGGCTTATCCATCACGCCTTTCACCCACGAACGTGCTATCGAGATTGTCCACACCCTACAAACCGTTGTTCTGGGACGCAAGGAGACACCTGTGGTGGTCCTGGACAACCCTATCCACGCATGGATGGCAACCTGTTGGATGGCCGTTCTTTTCAACTCCGGCAAGGTCGGGTATCAGGTCTGGGTTCAGGTCCGGGATCAGGTCTGGGCTCAGGTCCGGGATCAGGTCGGG